GGCTGCGGTCAGCGTTAGTCCCATCTGCCAGTCACCATTGGCGTCCAATTCCTGCAATGGCTGACCTCCGTATTGCTTGCCGTAGAACGTGATGGTCTTGCCGATGTCCTGCTGCTTGACGGTGTGGTAACGGAGAAGTTTTCCAGTGTTACCCGAAATCTCATTGAAGCACGGCGCCGTTCCATTATCGAACATAGTCATATTGGACGACCATTGATCGTATCGGCAGGTGGGTCCAAGGATGGCATACCAGCCATTGCGAATATCCATCTGGCCGGCGCAAGTGCGAATCCCGAGGACGGTGGAGACGTATTTCGGCCAAACGATGTCGCATCCGTAAACGCAGAGCTTTACGACCTGTTCCAGTCCCCACCAACTACCACGCTTCATCAGCCTCCGGGTGACTCGGTTCACGAGATCAGAGAACTCATCCGTGTTGACGCACTTTCCCGCCACGTTCCTAACACCGATGTCGGCGCGAGCGTCGGATAACTGAAAGCGATAAGCTGACATGCGTTAATTCCTTACGTTGGATTCGTGGTTTTGTCGAGTGTTCATCTGGCTCAGACTTGGTTCACGACAAATGACGTTGCAGACCCCATCGCGTCTCCGTCTGGCGGAACTCCCGCCCCGGAACCGCTGTTGCTTTGCAGCGTGACAACCATTACCTGACCAACACCGGCTGGAATGGTGAAACTTCCAGTGCCGAAATTAGGGCCGGTCGGTTGCGCTCTATCGAACACGCTTCCACCATTGACCGTGACATCAACCGACGCCCAATTACCCGTCGAAGGCTTACTTGCCGTAGCTGATCCTGTGATAAAACCCAAGATTGGAGTTACGGTGGTTATTGTCAGAGTTCCCACAATGCTGACCGTTGCGGTATTTGCAGGACCCAATCCGCCATACGCCCCAACGCTTGAGCTTGAGCTTCCAGTGTTGCCTGCCCCGCCTGCCGTTCCGGCGCCGCTTCCAACCAATGCAATTGATGGCGCTCCCCAGACGATATTCCAGAACACCCCAGCCGGGTCTTTCACTGAAACCGTGAACTGCTTCTGGCACGTCACTAAACCATTCGTAAGCGTTACCAGGAAGCTGTATGTCCCAAGATCGCTGATAGAAGGGTTTCCGAATAAGGCACCCGTCGCCGTGTTCAGGTTCAGCCACGCCGGAAGGTCGGCGGAACTCCATGTGAGGAATCCCGGCATACTGGACCCGTCCAACGCCACCGAATACGCATAGTTAATATCTGCATCCGGTAGAGGTGACGTGTTGGCTATGCCGGAAATACTGATCGAATAGGTTTTTGACCCGCTTGCATTTGGGGCCGTGGCGGTGACTGTGAATACATAAGTCCCCGGCGTCGTCGGCGTGCCGGTCAGGAACATCGTGGTCGTGTTCTGCGAGACATTGACCCCCGGTGGAAGTTGGTTTGAATCGAGGGTGAATGTCGTCGGTGTCGTGTGCGGCGTGTAGCTTGCCGTGACGGACAGTGCCAGCGTAGTTCCAAGGCAAAAGTCTGTCGGCAGATCGGACAGGGTGATTATTGCTGGATTCTTTTTAGCGATCTGCTGGGCATCGCACAATGCCTGTTGCGCTGCAACCTGATTGATGACCTGCTGAGATGCTGCGCTGATAGCCGCCTGGGTTGAACCAGACGGCAATACAAGGCTCACCATGCTTGAGCAGCCTTGAAGTGATATGACGATGGGAAATCCAGGAATCGGGTCTGGTGGCGGAATGTAGAATCTTCCCGGAGGATACCTAAACTCGATTGGAAATGTTCCCGGATCACAAGTGTAACCAACCGGGCAATCCACGATGAATGAAAGTTCCGTCCCATTGAAGAACAACGCATCCTGGAGGCTGTAAATCGTCAGTGCTGAAAAAGGTCCAACACCGGAAATGTCCGCACAAACTCGCTTGCGACACTCCACAAGCGGCGTTGGGGTTTTTGCGGCTACCGCGACGGCTTGAAGATCGTAATTGCCGAGGCCGTTCCGGTCGTTGTCGTGCGATATGTCGTCGCACACTCTCGTTCGACACGGAACTACGAGCGTGCGGAGTGGAACGGGTTTGACGGGTCGCGGAGCGGGGGCAATGATGCCCAACTCGTCCGCGAAATACGGCTCGCCAAAATCGAATCCACCAAACATAAATTCATTACATCGGTTTCTTGGTCAGCGTGACCCACATATCCATGTAACTTTCCAGATAGTGCGTAGCCGCGAACATCTGGGCTTCATGGCTTCGGCTGCCGAAGTCTCCGCTCATTCCGGTTGGCCCGGCCTGATGATCGAAATTGCATTTGATGGCGTATGGGCCGTAGGTCAGCTTGTTTGCGTCTCTCCATCCCTTGTTGAGATAGAAAAAGAACATGGCGACCACCGGAGGAAATTCGTGAGTCATATCACCATAGGCCCGCTCCGATTTCCAACTCGGAACGAAAATCCGCATCGTGCCTTCGGGCTTGAGGATGCGCCAACATTCCTCGAAGAACGGCCAGCGGATCACTCTGGGAATGTGTTCCACGAAATGAGAGGCGTAGATTTCCGACACGGAATTATCTTCCCACTGCTTCCAAGGGAACTCGAACAGGTCCATTTTGATGTCGGCCTCCGGCTCATACTTGTCCACGCCGATGAATCCTGGGGCTTTGTTTCTGCCGCAGCCAAAATCAAGTTTGATGTCAGGCGTGGGTGTTTCTGGAACTGGTGCTGGTTTGGTTTTTTTACTCATTCCAAGATGGTAACAATTTGAGTTTCGTAAATCAATCACCAAACATGGTTGGCCTCAACGTCCAGATGGCCGGTTTTTACCCGCGTGTCCACGGCGATTTTACCGCCGCCTCGAATGACCTTTTCGTAAAACCACAAGTCTTGCGTGTAGCACTTGACTCCGGTGTTTGGGTCCCAAGATTGTTTCGTTTCAAACCACGGCTTTTCCATGCGCTTGAACAAGTCGATTTTGAACAGCGTTGCGCCCATTCCTGTGCCGTTGCATCGCTGGATGCTCTCAGGGATTACGGCCTGCGGAACGAAGTTGAGCGGAGTGACATTCGGATTTCCGTAGATCATCGGTTGACCACCCTCCCCCTTGGTCCAGTAAAGCGATCCAAGCACGTCGTAGTCCTCAATGTTCTCGTAGAGCTTGAGTAGCCCGTCCGGCTGAATCAAATTATCATCCTCCACCGTGAGCATGTATTTCCACTTCGACAGCACTGGGTTTGACAGAATCATTTCCACGGCGGAATTGAAGGCGTGACCCACTTCCATGCCGCTCATAAAGATCGGGCCATAGACCTGTTGATTCATGGGTTTCAGCAGACCATAGACCGACGAAACGAAACGCGGACAAAGCGATCTTCCGCCCCTCGTAGGCACCACAATGACCGTGGATAAATCCTTGTAACTCTTGCTCGTCTCCAATCTGGAATTGGCCTTCGCCAAATCCTTGTTCTGTTCGCCCGGCATGTAGGGCAGAATTATTTCTGGCTTCATTTTGATTTCAGATTATCAAATTAAAAGCGACTGTCAACGTCATGCTTCAAAGACGTAGTATCGGATTGCGTGTTGCGCCTGGATGCTAATGTCGGTCATGGCCACGCTGTTCGGGAACGACGCCGTGCTGGCCGTGTAAACCCCATGACCACGCCACATATTATTCCCGCTCGTGCTGGTCGGCGGAACGCCAAAGGCAGACGCCCAACTCGTGTTGGTCATCATGGTCATAATCAACCCCTGCACGCGGAACAGCGATGATGCGCTGACATTGCCGTTAGTGGATGACGAATTGAGTTGGGCCACCCAATACTCGCCCGCTGACAGGCTGGTGGCGGCACCGACCGAGAACATTTTCTGACTGGCGAAAGTCTGGTTCTGCAAATTCGCAGCGTTAGTGCTTTGGCTGGTGCTGGTGCTGGCGTTGGTTGAACCGCTGCCATATCCAAACCATACGCTGATGCTAGAACTCGTGATCGAGAATGAACCGGAAAGCGTCCACGAGGTCTTGAACATCGTGACCAAATTCGTGCTATTGCTGAAATTGGTCGCCGCCGAATCCGTCACGCTTCGGCTGTAAATCGCCATCTGATTCGTGAAGAAATGAGAGGCTGTGGCCGTGGTTGAACTACTCGGAGCTATCATGTTGAAGCTGCCAAGCTGGTTGATTCGCGTCATGGACACCGCGCACGGCAAAACGATGGCATCAAAGAAAAGTGAGTTCTGAACCAGCGACGTGTAACTCGTTGCGTTGTTGTTAAAAATACGCGGCTCCCAGAATGAAAGGATTGGAACACTGGCCGACGCGGTGATGGTTGAACCGTTCAAACCGAAACTCACGTTGTTGGAGTTCGAGAAAATGACACTGTTGGAAATGTTCTGACTGGTCGTGCCGGCTGAGAAGTTCAACGCCGTGATTCCTCCGCCACCGCTCGCCGTGATCGTGGACCCATTCAGCCCGAACGAAATCCCGTTGGAATTTGAGAACACCACCGACCCAAGGTTGTTGCTCGTAGTCCCGGCTGAGAAGTTCACCGGCGACGGCGCACCGGCTGGGGCGACGGCAGTGATAACCGAACCGTTCAAACCAAAGGTGATTCCGCCTGCGTTGTCAAACGTCAGAGCCGACAAGTTATTGCTCGTCGTGCCTGCCGAAATCCTGACATTCGTAAGACTCGTAGCCACCGTTGCGGTAGCGGTCACGGTGGACCCATTCAACCCGAACGACACATTGTTGCTGTTGGAGAAAACGAACAGCGAAAGATTGTTGCTCGTAGTGCCTGCGCTCAGATTGATGGCGGTCAAGCTGGTGGCTACACTCCCCGTCACCGTTGATCCGTTCAGACCGAAGCTGACACCATTGCTGTTCGAGAACACCAACTGACTACTGACGTTGTTGGAAGTAGTTCCCGCACTGAAATTCAAAGCGTGTTGCGCCGTGATAGTCGAGGCGTTCAGCCCAAACGTAATCAGGTTGCTATTGGCGAACGTGAACGCCGAGGCATTGTTGGAAGTCGTCCCGGCGCTCAGATTGATTGCCGTCAGACTCGTCGCCACACTCCCAGTCACAACACTTCCATTCAAGCCGAATGAAACACCGTTGGAGTTCGACATCGTGAACGCACTCAGGTTGTTCGATGTCGTGCCGGCGCTCAGGTTGATATTGGTGATGCCACCGCCTGCCGCCACGCTGGCCGTGACCACACTTCCGTTAAGTCCGAAGGAAACCCCATTCAAATTCGAGAACGTAACCGCGCTGAGATTGTTACTGGTCGTTCCAGCCGACACATTGATGTTGGTCAGGCTGGTCGCAACGCTTCCGGTGACGGTGCTCCCGTTGAGGCCGAAGGACACTCCGTTGCTGTTGCTGAAAACCAGTTGATCGCTGACGTTCTGACTCGTTGTCCCGGCACTGAAATTTAGCGCGTGCTGGGCGGTCACAGTCGATCCATTCAGTCCGAATGAAACCCGGTTTGAATTGGAGAAAACGACGCTCTGGAGATTTCCGCTCGTCGTTCCCGCGCTGAAATTGATGCTGCCCTGCGAGGACGCCACAGTGGCCGACGCTGTTACCGTCGATCCGTTCAATCCAAACGTGACGTTGTTTGAATTACTGAAAACGATCTGGTCACTGACATTGTTACTCGTGGTACCCGCTGAGAAATTGAGCGCGTGTTGCGCCGTAACCGTGCTGCCATTGAGTCCGAAGCTGACGCGGTTTGAATTGCTGAACACCACCTGGCCGAGCGCGACATTGGTAGTTCCGGCTGATACTGAACCTGCGGCACCGCCAGCCGCTACGCTCGCGGTAATGATACTTCCTGCCGAAGTCCCAAACGTAACACCGTTGGCATTGCTGAATCCCACAGTGGAGAACAGGAATGATCCATTGGAAGCTGATGCGGCCACCGGCTGAGTGGATTGGGCGGCTACGCTGGCCGCAATTATTCCACCGGCACTCGTCGCAAACGTGACGTTGCTTGCGTTGCTGAAATTGAGAGTCTGGAACGTGAATGACCCATTGGACGCCGATGCCGCCTGATTGCTCTGGCTGGTAAGCGCGTTGTGCGAGCCTGTAATCGTGCTGGCGTTCAGTCCAAATGAAATGCCATTCGAGTTCGAGAAAACAAGCTGGCTGGTTACGTTATTTGAGGTTGTACCGGCGCTGAAATTAAGTGCGGAAACGAGTCCAGCCGTCGAGGGAACGGTGTAGCTCGCTGTAAGAGTTCCGGTAGGTCCAAGGCCAAAGGAAATCCCGTTGGAATTGCTGAAAATGACCGTGCCGGTGTTCTGTGAGTTTGTCCCGGCTGAAATCGCCGCACCGCCACCGCCACCACCCGCCGCAGAGGCGGTGACAGTGTTTCCGGCGATACCGAATGTAACCGATGGACTGTCAGCAAAAACAATCTGCGGCCCGGTTGCAACGGTAGTTCCTCCCGAAATGGACTGTAAACCCCCAGCCACAATCGCATTTTCAAGGTCGGTGATGACCTTGACCGTGATGCTGTTGGCGATCTGATACCCCGCCGTGATGGCTTTCGCCGTAGTGCCCTCTTGGGCGCGGGTGATTGTGAAGGTATCTCCAACGATGGTGGTGACTCGAACAATCTCAGCGTTGGCTGCTGTGGGATTAACGCTGGCAGGCCAAATCGTGCAGTTGAATGGCGCCGCCGGGAACAATGCCCCAGTGCCAGTCGTGACAACCAGACTCGTTCCAGTCAACGCGGGTGCGGGAGCGGTTCTGATTGCGCTGATTGCGAAATTGGCGTGCGGGTCAAATGCCATGAACTGTCTTTAATCCTTAATCGTGAGGTTCACAACGTAAATGTCAGTTGGTCACAGTCGCAAAGACATCGCAAATTGGCGGCTCGAACTTCGGAGTCGGCAAAGTGACCGCCGCGAATCTCGCCCGCAAGAAATGGCAATGCCCGGTGATTACGAAGCGAAATTGGAACATGTACCCATCGCGCAGCGGGTAATTCAAGATGGGGTCACAGAGCTTGCTGTCCGGTTCTCCCAACCCGAGCCTTGGAAAGTATTGCGGCTCGCCAGTCGGGTCGGCACAGATCGAAAATGCGTGCCACGGCGTCCAGCAACCCTGATCGGACTTGTAATAAACCTCGAATCGGACATTGCCCGTCACGTCTGACACGGCAAATTCACCATCCCGAAGGCTACACATGACATCTGGTCGCTTCACGTCCTTGTTGAACAGCATGGCCGTCTCGAAAGTCCAGACAATCGGAACAACTCCGTTATCGAAATTGTTATCGTCGCTTGGCAGAAGCTCGTACAGCTCGATTTTAGACAGCGCGACGTTGAAGGTGTAGGCAAAGCATCGTTCCGTGCCGGAAAACATGCCAGTGACCAACTGGAGCGCATTGATGCCCGTCCAGACGCCATCATAAACTGGCGGCTGCTTGTCGTGCATACCGCTCACCGGATCAAGGTTCAATGCAATCAACCCCGCGTGCAAAACCCCTTGGGAAGATGCCTGTGGTGATAGCGTGGTCAGGAATCGGTTGTTGAATACGGTCGAACTTCCGTAGGGCAACAGTGGTTTGTCGTCCAAATCGAGGAACGTCATTACCTCGTTTGAGATCGGCGTGTTTCCTGGAGTCTGGAAATCGCGTCTGGCCCGAATAAGCGAACCGAGTCCAGCAACTGACCGGAAGAAAATATCGCTGTTGACTCGAACGGTAGAGTTCTGAGCGAGTGGCCCTGATCCAACCAATGAGTAGGTCAGGATTGGACCGTTGGATGGTGGATTCGTGAAGTCAATCGGAGCAAGGCACGAGGCAATGAATCCCGGCGTTCCGACTTCAAGCGACCCTTGACCCAAGGTTACGTCAAGGTTCGCCGTGAACGTCATTGAACTGATGATGTTGCCCGCTCCAGGAATTGAGAAGTTGCCTCCACGAAACGTCAGGTCGGTGGTCTTGAGAACCGAGTCACGCCAGTTGTTCGCCTGAGTGCCGGACGGTCCACGACTGATGTCACCAACGATGAACGTAAGTCCGTCAACCAAGCACACCCAATTCTGACCCAGGCCGTAGCATCCCATACGGCCCGGTGGAAGTTCCGGGACGGAAACAATCGGTAGGCTAACAATCGTTGTTGTCGCCGTGTCGCTCAAGTTCACAAGTCGAACAACATTTCCTCCAGACGGAACAGGGGGAACTGAAACAATCGTGTACTGACCTGTGCCGAGGTAAACAATCTGCCCAGGAGTCCCAGTGAAATTGGAATCGACGGACAATTGCACCGTGCCGAAGATTCCCGGTGAAACGCTCGCCACCGTGACACTTGCCACATTCACGCTCGGGGCGATGCTGGACGAATACTGAATTTCTGTTCCCGAAGCCAAAGTCGCCGGCAAGACTCCAGGTTGACCTGAGACAACCGTGATGTTGTTTCCACTCTGCTGACTCACAAACCAAACCGTTCCAAACAGGATCACTTTCCCGGAGTTTCCCTGCCCGGTTATGTTGAGAAGTCCGGTGTAAGGCGCAGTCAGCGTGATCGTCAGATTCATCGTGAGATAATCGAACGGAGTTCCCGCTGCGAGTGCCAATGGATTTGCAACGACTCCGGCAATCGAGGGTCGAATACTGATGATTTCGTTGACTCCAATGACCTCGCCGGCATTGCTGAAAAGGCTGGTGAGATTTACCAGATAGCCAGTGGAAGAAATTGGCTGATAATACTCACCGTGAAGCAAAACCGGAACATTGTAAGGCCCGGTATAAGGCGCCAGCAATGTCACGTTGACCGCTGAACCAATCGCCGGAACTGTGTATGGTCCTGCATCCGTCGTCCCCAACAAAACGCTTGGACCGTAACTCCGGCGCGTGCTCACCCCGTCGAAGAACAGGGGAAGGCTTATACCATCGTTGACGATTAGGAAATTCTCAGACTGCCAAATCCAAGCCTGCGTTGAGCTTGCCGGGTTTGGATCGCCGGGGATTGTCTGTTCCGTAACCGTGACAGTGTTTCCATTCAGCGTGAACTGAAACAGCCTCCCAGAGATCGAGGCGAACAGCGATGCGTTTCCTGAGTCCGGCTGATAGTATCCCGCGCCTTGAAATAATCCCTGCTCTACGGCCTGCTGAACCGCAGTGGACGGCCACAGAATTGTCAGTTGATTCGTGTACGGAGGGCGGTTGGTTAGAAAATCAAAGCGGACGGTGCAATTAATTGCCGATGCGAGTTGATCTTTCGGGATGGACTGCGGCTCACGTCCCGAGTTCATCCCGAGGGGGAATACGCTTACCGAGTCATACAGCAGTTCCGATTTGAATGGTTGCGTATCGGCCACACAATTTTAGGTCAGGGCCGTGATGAGGTTATTGATCGCCTCCGTAACGTGCGCCATTGCGTCAGCCGTCTCCATGTTCTGAATCTTGATGACCAACCATCCGTTGCCTTGAATGAAGGTTGTCACCGCCGATCCGGTTATGGTGATTGAATCCACTGACGACCCAGAATTGAGCGCGGTGATTGGCGCGGTGGTGGCAACCACTGTGCCAGTCGGAGTGCAGTTTGCGGAAGTCAGTGAAAGAACCCCGCCAGTCGTATTCACGCCGCTGATTGCTGTCGTTAGGGTCGCCGCCTTGGCAGCCGTAGTCGCCGGGGCATCCACAATGAATTTGATTTCCAGCAATCGAAATTTGAATCCCGGAATCCACGTACTGATGAACGCGGCATTTGCGAGGGTTGCCAACTGCGTTTCAAAAATCAGATCGAACACGCCGACACCAGCCGCCTCCGCCAAATTGTTCACCGCTCCGGCAGTCGTCAACGCGGAGTAAGTGATCGCCGTTGGCAGTGGGGTGGCTTTGAAGATCACGCCTGCCGGAGAAACCGTCCCTCCGACCGCAATGACAGATGTTCCAGCGGAATCACCTGGATATTGCAGCCATTGAAGCGTGAACGACGTTGGGCTGGGTTGGGTGAGGACCTGAAAATGACCTTTGTGAGTTCCGTCACTGGCAAAAATAACCTGACCGATTGACGCCCAAGATGAACTTCCAACGCTGGTTGCGAGCACGACCGGGCCTGCCGCTGCTGGCAAGATGATTGTGCTGGTCAGGACTGTGTAAGCGTTCAATCCGTCCGCGCCAGCCGCACCTGCCGCGCCATCCGTGCCTGCGGTGCCGGGGACGGTTACAATCTCCGGCGTTGGACAGGCGCAGGAACAATCAGATGCAGTAGCCATTTGACTCCGTATCTAATCCGATGCGATTGCCTAGTCAACTTGATTCTGATACGGTTTAAGCAATGGCTGTCATAGAGAAATACGGCATCACCTTCAAAGCGGAGGACAACGACGACGCTAAGATTGAGAATTATTTCATCAAACGGGGTGAGGATTTCTGCCGTTCCCAAGGCCGATCCCTGTTCTTCCATTACAAACAATTGTTCCGACTTTACTGGCCCGAGGACGATGAACACCGATGGGAGGATTCAATCCTCAAGGCGATTCTCGCCAACCAGTTCACGACCATAATGGGCTGCGCTGCCAGCACGAAAACGACCACCGCAGCCAAATTCGCCCTGTGCTTTTACGGAGCGTGGCCGGACGGAACTTCCATTCTGATTTCGTCCACCGACATGCGCGGGTTGGAGCTTCGCGTGTTTGGACGCATCAAGGAATTGATTTCCCGAGCCAAGGAAAAATTCGATTGGTTTCCAGGATTCGTGATCGACTCGAAAAAGATTGTCGCCACGGATGACATCGACGCTGAATCCGTCCGCGATCTTCGTCAGGGAATCATCTGCATACCTTGTCTGAGTTCAAGCGGCACCTTCGTCGGTCTTGGCCGATACATTGGAATCCACAACGAGCGGGTCATGTTCATCGGTGACGAGTTTCAGTTGATGCAACTCAGTTTAATCGAGGCGATCCCGAATCTCCTGAACAACAAGTTTTTCAAGGCGGTGTTTCTTGGCAACCCACTCGCCCAAGGTGATCCCCTGGATTACGTCAGTGAGCCATTGTCGGGTTGGGCATCGGTTGGCATCCCGAAAAAGACGATCACTTGGCCGACGCGCTACATGAAAGGCGTCTGCCTTAACCTTCCCGGATTGGACTCGCCAAACTTCGACTATCCAGAGGATAAACCCGACAAGTTCACCTACATGGTAGGTCGCCGTAAGGTGGAACAAATCAAGGAATCCTACGGTGAAGAATCCCAGCAGTTTTGCTCTCAGATTCTTGGAGTCCGCATCGCCGGCCTGAACGCTCGTAAAGTCATCACCCGCGAAATCTGCGACAAGTTTGGCGCGTTTGACAAACCCGTATGGATGGATGGTTCAAGGAAACAGATTTACGCAATTGACGCAGCCTACGGCAACATTGGTGGCGACCGTTGCATGAGGATGATCTGCGAGTTTGGCAAGGACGTGAACGGTAAGGAGGTTTTCTCCGTGGAGAGTTACCGGAGCGTTCCGGTGTCCGCGCTGTCCCAATCCCCGCCTGACGATCAAATTGCCGAGTTCGCCAAGATGGAGTGCGAATCTGCCGGCATTGAACCAGAGAATGTTTACTTCGACGGAAGAACCATGCTTGCCTCTGCCTTCGCCCGCATCTGGAGTCCCAAGGTAAACCCGGTGGACTTCGGTGGTAGGGTAACAGACCGCCCGGTAAGCACTGACATGCTCATTGACGACGAGGATGGTAAGCGGAGGCTCAAGCGTTGCGATGAGCACTACTCAAAGTTTGTCACCGAACTATGGTTCAGCGTTCGATATACCATTGAGTCAGGACAGTTCAGAGGCATGACCGACGAGATACTATCCGATGGTATGCCGCGTGAGTGGAAAACCACAAAGGGAAACCGGGTAGAAGTAGAAACCAAGGCTGACACCAAGAAGCGAACCGGAAAGTCACCCGACATATTTGACGCCCTGGTTACGGCACTAGAAGGCGCAAGGCGACGCGGATTCGTCATCAACAAACTCGGAAACCCGGAGGCAAAGAAGTCCACTGGTGATGAGTGGTTCAGGAAAACCCACAAGAAGATCGAGGCTCTAAGGCTCTCCCGGCAGTTGCAAAATGCTTAGTCGGCTGGTGTGTTTAATGCGCTAGTTAAGGTTAGCAGACTCGGCGGCGTGTCTCGCGTTGAGTTCGTCCATTTTCTCTTTGATGCCAGCGTCTATGCAGAGGCGCAGGATTCTGGCGAGGTCGCGCTGGGTGTTTTCCGGCATCATGTTCACCACGATGCGTTTGATTTCCCGCACCGTGCCGACCAGTTGCGCGGCGGACTTGCCGAGGTCGCCAGCCATCACCACTACTTTTGTCGCCTGTTCGGATGCCGGGAGCTTTTCAATCTCTTGGCACAGGTCGTAGATGTCTTTGTATATCGGATGTTCGAGTATGTTCATTTTTATTTTTGGTTGTCGTTGATTCGTCTGCTAACCCGTCGCTGCTGCCAATGAGGTGGGGCGCGGCGGTTCAGTGTTATTCATGGCGTCTCTTGCCCCGCCTCACGGCAGAGCTTGTCGTTCGGTGATGTGCGCCTCGCTGCCGCTCTCACGGCTGGAAGGGCGACTTCGGTATTGCTGAGCATGTAGCCTCTAATCTCCCGGCTAACCATGTCCGATTCCGAAGTTATCGGCCCGCGCCACTTCCCTTCGCAGTCGGCCACGATGTCACCCACGCAGAACACGTCAGACGATTTGAGTAGCCTAAAACCGTCCGGCACAGAACCAGTCGCTGGAGGCAAAGCGGCGGGCGCATCGGGTTTACATTCGTTAGGTTTCATTCGCCGCTTGCCTCAGCTTGTCGTTCAAGCGATTCGGAGTCATCCTCCGACACTATGTCAGCACAGCCGAAGCCAGATGCTATTATTTTGACTTCCAGATGTCAATATGTTTCCATCGCCACCAATGAAGCGTGAAATAATTGATTGCCCGGCCTGCGATGGGACTGGAGAAGTTCCCCTGTCTGAGCCGATGATGCAGACATTGAGGGCTGTCCACGACCTTAATCCTTGCACCACGAGCGAGATTTACACCCAGCTACGCGATCCCGACATTCACCGCAGCACTATCAACCAGAGGGTCAAAAAACTGCTGGCTCTCAAGCTCATCAAGTCGGAGAAGATTGGTCGGGCGTTGCGGGTTTACAGGCCGGTGTAAATCATGCCTCGTCTCCATCATCTTCCTTGTTCAATTCCTCACACAGTTTGCAGATGCCATCCTCGTTGAGTTTTTCGTAGTGCAGCTTGCGAAAGCACTGCTGACATTCCGAGTAATCATCCTCGGAGGTTGGCTCACGGAATCTGTCCATCATTTTACCTTGCCGTATTTGAAAGCCAGCCAAGCCACGTCACGCATGAAGGCTACCGTTTGAGGATTGAGGTTGTTGTCCACAATACCCTGCTCAATGTGGAGTTTCCACATTCGCTCGAAGTCGGCTCTCAGGGCTTCCATTTGCTCGTCGTGATGGTCTTTGTTCATGGGTCATTACTCGCTAGGTTTGTTTGTGAGTCTGGGAAACGCAAGTTGGTAAACCGGCAGTTCCAACCCTCAAAATGAAGTCTGACAATTCCGGTTTCCCCGTCACGTTGTTTACCAATTACGATCTCTGTAAAATCAGAGCATGGATGAATCAGAAAAACGTTGTCCGCATCCCGCTCGATCTGGCCCGAGTCAGAAAGGTCGCTCAACCTGGGGCGTCTGGCCTTGTCATCCTTGCCCTTGCTTTTCTCGCCTTCACGATTGAGTTGCGCCAGGCAGAGCAATGCCACGCCGCTTTCCTTGGCGGCTCCGGTGATTATACCACTGGTTTCAGCGACCTCGTAGGTTCGCTTCTCATTCTTGGTATCAGCCTTGAGTTTTTGAAGGTAGTCGATCACTACAAATTTCACACCGTTACGAGTGGCGTGCTGTCGAATCAGCGCAGCGGCCCTGCTCGCGCTCATGCCGCTCAATCCTTCCTCAATGAACAGCGGTGAATTTTTCAAGAGCTTGTTGAAAACGGCGAGCTTGGAGAAGTCCTTATCGGTGAGATTTCCGGTTCTCAGGGAGCGCATGTCAATCCTCTGATTGGCGGATAGCATCCTTCGGCTCAGGGCATCGGCAGCCATTTCCAGTGATATGAAAAGGGTTGGAATCTTGTTAACCAGACAAATGTGGTCGGTGAGATTACAAGCCAGCGCGGTCTTACCCGCCGAAGGCCGGGCCGCAAGGATGCTGCTCTCACCCAACTGGAGTCCATCGGTGAATTTGTCCAGGTCTGTGAATCCGGTTTCCAAACCGCTCATTTTCCCATTCAAATTAAACTTCGCCTCCATGTGATTTATGAGGCTCTGAGAAATCCTATCCGGCCCGTAGCTATTGTTCCTTTGAGACTCAGAAACCACCACGGCAGATTCGAGTTTTTGGACGGCTTTTTGGATGGAGAAGTCAGGTTCTCCATGGCTGCCAGCGATCTCCAAAATTGCGTGGTTGGTTTTGGTTTTCTGAGCGAACTCGATCAATTTATCCCGCCATCTTGGAAAGTTTTCAGTGCTGTAATCGGCGTTGATAGCCGCCTGCAACAAACCCATATGTTCATCATCCGGCTTATCCTGCCAGACCAGACCCCAATCAATAGATTTTCCGTTGCCGGCCAACTTTTTTATCCGGTTGTAGATGTCGGCAATTCGGATGTCATCGAACCACTCAACTTTAAGCTCAACCGACAGGTCTGGCTTTTCAAGCAGGCATCCGATGATGGCCAGCTCCGCCTCCTGCCGTGGATTTTCCTGGTTGAGTTGTTTCATCGGTTCATTTCCCGCACCGCCTCGGAGCGTTGCTTCTCGGTCATGCGGTCGAAGTCGTAGTCACCATCGGGAGTCATGGGGAATCGGCTGGATGGCTTGGGTGTGGTTGATCCGTTGTTGGTGGGTATCCACATTGAAGGGTCATCAAAGAAGTGTTCCGCATTGAACCATGTCGCGGGATATGGTGTGAATTGGGAATCCTGATTCAACCTTGCCTCAGCGTATTTTTTTGTGATCTCCAACAGCTTCTTTCCGTCGATCTTCTTCAAAGCCTTGTTGATGGCAATTAAGGCATCCTTTCTACCTAGCTTTTTAGGGTAGGCATCGTAGATTTCCAAGGCGGAATTTTCTGATGATTGAACAACTTCTCCCTTTGCCTCAACGGTCATCAATGCTGGCACTGATTGGCAGCCGAATGGGTGGGAGTAATAGAGTCCATCACGAGTTAGTTTGTGCAATTCAATCAACCTAAGAACGGTCTTATGTGGTGGGCATTTTTCGCTTAATTCACCATATTGGAATGGTATGAATTTTGGAAGGAAATAACGGTTCTCTGACACCTTCTGAATCCTACCAGAAAACTCAGCCAAATGAGCTTCTGTAACCTTGGCTCCAAGGTCGGATGACATTAACCCAAGGTCCACTTCAATCAATCCTATGGCATCACAGTTGTCAGTCATGTAGGTCCATAGCAATTTGCACGTAGAACTCAACCTGCGAAACCATGGGTCGCGCCACTTGTTTGTCTCAGTGAAGCGTTTCACAATCTACAATTTTAGTACCAATCAAATTATTTATTGAAGCCTCGAATGTACATATTACCTCCCACCCATTATCCCTAGCCTCCAGTATCGAGTCTGGAACTATATCGTGGCACCCCTTGCATAAAACCTGAAAACACCATTCAGGATACTCCCACGGCAACCTTCCTTTTACGTAATACTGATGGTGGACATGGAGAGTTGATTTATCGTCCCAACACCACTCACACCTGAAACGCCTGGCAC